GTCCACCAATGCTTTCAAGGATGGTGGTTTCATCCTCTTCAGACAGAGTTACAGGTTCTTGTTCCTGTTCTTCTACAGGCTCTTCAGGAGTCTCTTCAGCAGACTCATAAGCAGAACGACCACCAAGTTTCTTTTCAAGTTCTTGGTAAGCCTTCAGGAGATCATCAGGTGACTTGAACTTGCCACCAATCAGCTCTTCCTGTTGTTCTTGCTTTTCAGCGTCTTGAAGAATCTGTAGATCTTGCTCGCTATATGGGCCAGTCTCCTGGCTCAAAAAGTTATCAGCGACGACTTCCATGATCAACCAATGCGAACGGTCAGATCAGGATAAACCCAAACAGGACGCTTTGCTTTTGCAGCATTAACGTACTGCTCGTAAACCTCAGGCTTTTTCTCCTTCAGCTCTTCAATCAGCAGATCCATTTTGGATTTAGCTTTTGCTGGCTTAGGAGCCTCTTTAACTTCAGGAACCGGCTGGGGCTCCACTGATTTCTTGACTTGCCCGGATTGAGTCATTTTCAGCTTTTAAGAGAGCGGCTTGCTTAGCAGGATCGTTATTAGGATCTTGAGCAGCCATTTGTTGCTGCATCATCATAGCTTGCTGCTGTTCTTCAGCCATAAGATCTTCGTCACTCTTGATCAGTTTGTAAGTATCAAGACCATCAGAAGCTGCAAGGCGAGTAATAAGCTCACGGCTATTAACAAACCGAGCAAGGGTTTCAGGACCGAGAGTACCAGCAATGGTTTGTAGGAACTCAATCAGCTTGGCTTTATCGTTACCCCTACCAAGAGCATCGAGACCTGTAGTGATCTGAGGTTTCACAACGTTCTTAGGAAGCTTTGGTAGACGCCCCTGACGCTCCATGAGGGCCATCTTGCGCTTCACCAGTGGTAGCTGCAGTTCAACGCTAAGGATACTGTAGATACCACCAAGACCTGCTTCCAGCTCCTGTGCAACCATCCTGATCTCTTCAGCGGTAACTCGGTCCCGACCAGAAGTACCAGCCTGGATAGCACTGTTAAGAAGGAACGCAAAGCTTAAACGCTGTTCAATACGAGCGATGGTGTTCAGAGCAACCGTAAGATCAGCTTGCTTCTGCATTTGCAGAGGAGCCACATCATTTGGATTGCCAGCCACAATTGATCCATTGGCAGCCCGAGCAAGAGCATCAGGGCGAGTTGTACCGTTCGGGTTGCAAAGGAAGATGATCTTGGCTGCTGCTGCAGATCCTTCAACGATTGCTTTGCTGAGGTATTCAAGACTCTTCAGATCACCCAGAAGCTCTTCACAGTACCCACGACCATAAGCTTCGTGAGCCACACGGAACATACGAAGAGGAATCCAAGGGCTCTTATCAATTGGTACTGAACCCTTGTTACCAATTGGTTTGCCGTAAGCCTCTTGATACCAGTTGCACTTGTCTTTGCTGTAATCCCAAGTGACGTGGGTATAGAGGAAAACAGTTTTGTCTACAAACTTTCCGTCGCCACTCTTAGGTGCAACGCCATCAGGCAACACATCAGGGCTTACCTCTTCCCGTACAACAACCTCAAGGATGTTTCCTTCAGGATCCCTGTTCAGTACAAAAGACTTCAGTGGATAAACACGAGTGCCGTTATCAGCGATATACAGCAAAGCGTTGCCACCAATGATCAGGTGCTTAAGCGCTTCAAACAGAGCAGTACGATCTCCTGACTCTTCAATGTCCCGCATAACGGAACGTTCCATCAGAGCCAGTTGTTGCTCAAACTCTGATTGAAGTTCTTTGAAGTTCTCAAGCTCCCGCTTCAGCTTCATATCGTCTACAGAGAGACGGAAGAAAGCTTGGTTAGGAGGCAGCAAAGCAATCAGCAACTTGCTAGCCAAGTTATTCACACCACGAGCACCAAGCCCTTGGTAGGTGGTAGCAATCTTGGTGTATAGATTTTTACCTGTACTTCTGTCGTTATCGGTAATAAGTGTCGGCAAAGTATACTTGCTGCACTCAATAGCCCGATCTAGATAAATCGTCTTTTCAGGTTCTAGTGCCGAATAACGAGCTTGAGCATTAGACATTCAAACCACCCGTAGCGTTTGGTGTTCCCATTCCGAGACCGCCGGAAACAGGAGATTGTATTTCCAAACTAGTACGCAGTCCAGCAGGTGTGCCAACTCTTTGGCGAACACGAGATGAAACAGGAGAACGAGCTGATTGTTGCTGCTGAATAGCTGCTGTTAACTTCTGCTCTTGCAGCATTGCAGCAGACGACAACCGCTGTTGAGAAATCTGTTGTTCAGCAGCTTGACGGGCAAGAGTAGCTTGCTCCTGCATCGATAGCGTTTGAGCTTGGTATTGAGACAACTGCTCACGAGCAATACCTAGCTGAGCCTGTTGAGCAGCCCGCTGTTGCTCTGTTTGAGTCATCAACAGTTTGCTTTGCTCAGCAGCTGACGAACGAAGAGCAGCAAGTTGTTGTTCTGCTTGAGCTCGGTTCAACGCCAGTGTTTCTTGACTGCGTTGAGTCTGAGATGCGTATTGCTGTTGAGCTGCTTCAAACTCACGTTGACGTTGAGCAAGACCCTCACGAAGAGAAGTCATCTGCGCTTCAACAGCTTTACGTTGAGTCTCTGCTGCCTGTTGAGCAATCTTTGCTTGCTGCTCAGCAGCTCTACGAGCAATTTTTGATTGCTCTCTAGATGCCTCTCCAGTCTTATAAGCGGTATAAGCACCTGTTGCGGCACCTATAAGACCGATAGCTGCGTTAAGAAGAGACATACTTGGTTTCCTCTTGAAGCTTAAACTGCTCTTTTAAATGCCTTACAACTGAAACCTGTCCAGCAGTAAACCAAATTAGTTTCTCTTCCATACTAAGGTCAGGAGCTTTATCTGGATAAATCTCCTCTAAGTAAGAAACAATTTCTGGATCAATGTAAGGAATCATATATTTAAACCAGTTGGGTTGATGCGTCCAGCGGCGGTACCACCATAACCACCAACACCAGATCTTGCAGAGAATCGAGTAGCAGACACACCAGGCTGACCAATCATTGTCCGCTTACGCTGCTCTTGCGGTAAACGTACTGGTGCTGCAGCTGCTTGCTGCTTTCTAAGCTCTTCAAGAGAAGCTTGTTTACCAACGTTAAGAGTAATAGCTGACTCACGTTTTGCTACGATTTGTTGTCGCTCAGTTTCAGCTTGAGCTTCACCAATTAACCTTTCTGTTTGTTGACGTTCAGTTTCAAATTGAGCTCTAAGTTGAGATTGTTCTGCTTCAGCTGTTTGACGCTCTTTAACTAATTGAGCCTCAATAGCTGCTGCTTGTTGTTGCTGTTGTTGAAGAATTGCTTGTTGTTCAGCTTGAAGTTGAGCCTGAATACGAGCTTGTTCTGCTGCTAGTTCTTTTGCTGCTTGCTCTGCTTGAGCTTGTTGAGCTTGTAATTCTTGTTCTTGTTTTGCACCTTCAGCAGTTACAAGACCTTTGTAAGCACTACTGAATTGCTGTGTGTAATCTGAAAAGCTTGGAAGGCCAAGCCTTGGATTGTAAGCAAAGCCAAGGTTTGCACCTTCTAACGCTGCTCTTTGGTAATACTTGAGAGCGTTTTGAACCCAAGTGGACTGATACTTTTTACTGGTTTCCTTTTTAGCTGCAGCTTCAAGTTGCTTTTGTAGGCCAGTTCCACCAACCCATTGACTATAAAAATCAGCTGCTGATGGAACTGCCATTTAAATACCTCAAGCTATTTCAAGCGTAACTCGGCAGATCAGAATTACTGGTCTCGAAGAACGCAGGCATCCTGGCTCTTTGAGTCTCGATCAGACCTTCTGCTTTACCTGAATACATCAGGCTATCGCTTTGATCCAACCAAAACTGCTTGTCTAGGTACTTGTCTTCCGACTTACCCAGAGGCTGCATCACCCAAGCAATGGTTGCCTTCCTGAGGCGATCCAAACTAGGAGACACAGTGAGACCAAGCTCACGACACACCAGACTGTTTGCGGCAACGTGTACTTGCTCATCGCGGCTAATGTCAGCGCTTACTGTACGGAGACCAGGATCACCGTTAAAACGAAAGAACGGGAGCAGTACAAAGAAAATTGCACGCTCGGCCACCATCGCTTTGAGGACCGGGTGATCACTATGTTCAATCCACGCCTGCCGTAGTCGGAGGGCTTCTTTTTCGGCTTCCTCATCAACGCCAAGTGCATTGGTGATGTATCCCAACGCAAGATCGTGGCGCTCCTCATCGGCAATGTTACTTTCAAGAAGCGCACGGGAGGCTTCAGGAATCTCTTTAGAGCAAGCTTCATTGATGAAATCTCCTACAGGAAGTTCCATATTCCGAAGGGCGAGAGCCCGGAAGATTGTCTCCTCCGAACCCTCCTTCAGTTTGCCAGCAGTCGATTGAATGGGAGTCCAAGTACGCTTACGATCAAGCAGTTTTTGATACGGGTTCATCACTCAGCACAGTCACATTGAGGTTCGGAATCTCCCTCCAACAAATTGGCAAGATAATCCTCAACATCTACATCGCTAATAGCGGCATAGGCGTTTGATTTATCTTGAATGTCGGCCATTACTTGAAGAGAGTAATACAAACTCTTCAAGGGGGAGTTCAACCATCGTGCCATAAATTGACGGTCCATTGTTGTCATATCAGACCACCAATTCATAGAAATTGCGTGAGCCATTCCTGTGCTATCCATGAGCTTTTGCCACTCAGAATTGAGCTCAAAGAATGTGTCCCAACCAACCTCTTGAGCAGTCTCACACTTGGGATTGAACTTGTAGCT